GCGGGGTCCTCCGAGATAAGGGCGCAAAGCTCGAAGAAGCCGTTCAGGAAACGGGCATACGCGGCCTCATCGCTCGGCGACACCCCCGTGTGGGTGCGTGGCCACTCAAGCGGTTGAGCCTCGTCGGTTTTGGTGCCTTTCCACCTGAAGGCATCCAGGTAGCGGGTGCCCATCACCAATACCTGAACCCTTGCGTCTTCTTCCAAAGCTTGCCAGGCAGTGGCGAACAGAGAGGCCTGAAGATATTCGTCCGCAGCGGCGGTGTCCGAGTAGGCCTCATAGGTGTAGCTGCCGATTGTAACTTCCACCATCTACTTGTCCTCCATGTCTTCGGTGATATTCTCGGCAGCACCTTGAGCAGTGGCGCCATCAGGCTTTGTGTCGGTCCCTGTGCCCCCGGTCGCTTCTTCGCCGTCGTCCCCTTCCTCATCGAGAGCCGGGTCTTGAAGACCGGGTGACAGAGTTTCGATGGTGGTGCGAGGTAGGTTCAGCACGTCGCGCAGTGCGTTGACCACCGGGTCCTGAGGAGTGATGACGGCGCCGGCACGAGCCATATCGAGGATCGCCGACGTGATCTGCTCAGGGTTACGGAAGCGAATGGGCTCAGGCTCGGTGATCGGTTTGTATTTGGGGTCCCACCCGTTCATGAGCCACAGGGTATCCACGATGTCCTTCGCGACGGCGCCGCCTACTTCCTTGAGCGAGCTTTCCACGATGAGTGCGAAGTTGTGCGACTTGTCTGTGGACAACGCCATTGAACCTTTGCCGTCGCCGCCGATCAGCAGGTGCTCGGTGCCCATTACCCGAGCCATCTGAAGGTTCTCGCGTTCAATAGCAGCGGCGTTCTCGAGCAGCGACGTGGGCGAACCCCGAAGAAGTTCTACGGCCCACTGATACACCTGGCTGGGCGTTGCCGCTTCATCCTTGCCGGAATACGGCGCACTGTCGAGCAGCATCCCGAGTCGAGGTGACTTGACGTGAGCCTGAAGAAACTTCTTCACCGGCGCCAGCCACTCGTTGTAGGTCTTCTGATCGATGTCGCCGGCGGCCAGCTTTCGGTTCATTTCGGAAAGCGGCGCTCGAGCCACAGGGGTACCACGCAGGTCGCTTTCGAAGGCGTAGCCCTCGAGCTGTTCATAGCGGGCCAGGCGGCGAGACGGGTAAACCAGGTGACGGAAAATACCAACGCCTTCAGGGCTGTCGTTCAAGCTGTCATCGAGAACATACATCATCTTCCAGCGGGGGATAAAGTACTCGGCGGAGGTTTCGGGGTCGGTCTGGTAGATGCCAAGGACGCGGCCTTTCGGGTCGACTTCCCAACGCTGAATGGTTCGCTGAGGACGAATGGCCACGTCGAGAAAGCCCCATTGACCGTCCTCGCGTTGTTTGGCAGTCCATTCGTGGACGCTGTAGCCGTAGAAGCGATACATGGCCGCCCGGCGGATCACGCGATGCCACGGTGTCAGCATGTCGCCGAGTATTTCTTCAACCAGCTCGGAGTACTTCTTGTCGGTATCAGCTTCGCTTGCGGTGAAGCGCCAACCCGCCTTTGTCACCAGGTTCAGATAGTACCGAACGCTAGCAGCCACGATGGTGGTGTTGAGTAAGATGTTGGAGAAGGTCTGATACTTCTGAACTCCAACAAGCGTGGAGTCCTTTTCTTCTTCAACGATGTAGCCGCCCACCAGGTTCGCACCTGTAACACCGACTTCGCCCTTCTTTGGCGGAGCGGCTTCAGCCGATCTCTTGTTAAACAGGCTCCAAACCATAGTCCTCACCTTCCTCTTCGGACTCAACCGCTTCAGGCGGTGCGGAGTCATTACCTCGTTCTTCCAAGCCGATGAGTTCACCAAAGGCCCGGGATGCAGCGTCTACTTGGTCTTTGATCGAGGCCATCGGGAATGAGCAAATTTCATTCAGGAAGGCTTCGTTCCAGAACCCGGTCACTAGGAAGACGTTGCCGGCCTCGGCTTGAGCGCTAAGACCGGTGGCCCGAACTTCCTTGTTTCCGGACTCGGGGGATGTCCGAACGTCAAAGCCCTTGAGAAGCTTGACGAAACGCTTGGCTTGAACCTTGCCCGCTTGACCGGGGTCTTGAGGCAGCGATATGCGAACACGGTACCCATCTTCCTTTGCACAGCCCAGGATCTCATCATCGACCTGCATCTCGCCCCAGCGACCGCGTTTCACGTCGGCGACGTAGTACTGCTCGTTCACCATGATCATCTTGAGACCCACAGTGTAGGCAGTACCGGATCGAGCCTTGGACGCTTCGGTAGCCGCAAGGTCCCACGCGCGTATGACTTTACCGCCACGGGGCACATCCTTCGCAGGCACCTTGGTGAACCACTCACGTTGGAACATACCACCGCCACGGGGCGTTGGGCGCTGCTGAAACTGGCCCGCCGTCGCGTATTCACCCATAACCTTCTTGTCTCGAGCGATGACCTCGGAGGTGAAGCGATCAGGCCACAGTAGCTCGCCATCCTCGATGCGCGGGTCCTTGAAACCAATGCTGGTGTAGCATCGGCGCTCAGCTTCAAATTCCATCGGCAGCATCAGGTGCGTATAGCCAAGATCATTGGCGATGATGTGACCGGAAACGTCGTTTTCATGGATACGCTGCATGATCACAACGATGGCGGATTTCCGCGGGTCGTTCATACGAGTGGGGAGCGTTTCCGTAAACCACAAAAGCGCCTCTTCCCGGTAGGCGTCGGACTCACCGTCTTTAACGTTGTGCGGGTCGTCAACAATCACGGTGTCCCCGCGTTCACCAGTACCAACACCGCGAACGGAGGTAGCTAGTTTGAAGCCGCGCTTGCTGTTTTCAAACTTGATCTTCGAGTCCTGGTCGGTCGCCATGGTGAAGCGATCACCCCACAGGTCCTGATACCACTGATCACGGATGAGCATCCGGGTTCGACGGTTATCTCGAACTGTCAGCGTTTCCGAGTAGGAACCGGACACGTAGCGCTTGTGCGGCAGGTTCTTCGGGCCCCATTCCCAAGCTGGCCACAGCACGTTGGTGGTGAGCGACTTCATGAACCCCGGCGGGATATTGATCAACAGGCGAGAGATAGTGCCGTCGGTGACAGCTTCAAGGTGATCACAAACCGCATCAATGTGCCAGCCATCACTGAAGGGCCGGCCGGGTTCTACCACGGGCCACGCTGCTTTGATGAAACCCTTAAGGGACTCCTCGGACTCGAAACGATCAAGCTCTCTGAGCGCTATCCGTGGATCAACGGGTGGCGCGCTGGAGCGTTTCGCGGAGGGCAGCTCTCTCATCCGGGGTCAACTTGCTGTAGTCGAAGGTCTCGACGGGTCCCCCATTGGGCCCGCTGACTTCGAGTTGAGTCTTGTCAGTCTGGCCCAGGTACTGCTTGCCGAGATGGATGGCCATCGAGGCGTTGACCTTGGCCAGGCGGAATTGGCTACGACGAAGGCTGATCTTGCCTTGGGTCTTGCCGTAGTTGATGGCCTCCCGAACAGCTTCATCCTTCTCGATCAGCTTGTCCAGCTGCGCGGTCGTGATGCTGAACGCAGCCGCGATTTCCTCACGGGTGCACTGCAGCTCACAGAGCTGCTTCAACGTGGAGATCTTGATGGATTTGCGAATTTTACGTGCCATGCCACAAATATGGCTAATTTTTTGCCGCAAGTCAACAGCCTTTAATCTGGCACGTTTTTCGATGCGTTTCAATAGGTTAGGGTGTATTGACGGCTTGGTGAAAAATCCAATACCACTGGTCAAGAAAGCGTTGAGGCGGCGTTAACTGATTGATATAGATACGATTATCGATCATGGAAAGGGTCATCACCAATGGCAAGACGCAGCACAAAACGCAGCACCGCCGCTCGAGTTGTTCGCGGTAGCGACGAAACCGCATACCCCTCCTCTCCCGCTCGGCCGCCGACAATCAACCTGTGGATCAAGTTCGGCGAAGACTTCGGCCACCTTCAGATCCACACCTTCTGTGCGCGTTGGGCTGCGCTGAAATCTCTGCGGGTCGCGCTGAAGGACCGTGAATACGGCGAACCCGACGACATGGGTTGGTATGAAACCGACGACGGTGAAATGCGGTTTAAGCTCACCGGTGATGTTGAGGGTCTGCTCGATGAACAGCTCGAGACCGATTGGATACCCCCGCAGCCCCACCTAAACGACCTGCTTCGCGCGGGCGGCGAGCAAATCATCAAGCACGATACGTCGGGCGGCGATGAAGAAAAGCCCAATCGCGTTCGCAAGGTTCGCAAGCCGGGCGTCCCTCCGCCGTCGCGTGACGGTCTCGTGACGTTGGCCGAGATTTGCGAAGAGCTCAAGATCGAGCCTCGTGACGCTCGCAAGACGCTTCGCAACAAAGTTGAAAAGCCCGACGCCGGCTGGGCGTGGCCCGCTGATGAGGCGGCGAAGGTGAAAGCGATCCTTAAGAAATGATCGAAAAGCTTCCACCCATCTGCCGCCTCGGGCAAACGATGCTCGAGAAAAAGCTGCTGCTCTATTTCGAGCGTCGCAAGTCGCTGCCCTTCGAGTGGCGGGTCAAGCACAGCACCGGGTATGACCCCACCACCATACCCGCACTGATGGGCGATTGGGAGTTTGTGCCCATCTTTGAGATTGGCCAGTCGGTGTTCCTCTTTCAATACAAACAGGATCGGGAGAAAGCAATTGAGCACTTCGAAACCTACAAGCCCATGGAAGTCAAACGACGAGCTCGACGGGAAAAACGAAAAGCCCGCGGACCAAGAGTTCGGCGTCGTAAGTGACCTGGTGGATAAAATCTGCCGAGACGTTATCGACCAGGCAGAAACACTCGGCCACCTAGGCGTTAGTGGGGGTTACCCAACAGCACTGATGCTGCTCGCTGTGGCTAAACTTCACAGCGTCAACATGAGGCTGCTTCGAAATGCGGGGGTGGAAGATGACTTTCGTAAAGCCTATCTTAATAGTCTTCGGGTTTCTGACAGCTTGTAATTCAACGGCCTGCCCTGATATTCCGCCCACCGCTGAGCTACTCGGCGTGGGCTGTCGATTTAGAGACACTCAATTCAACGTTCCAGATATTGAGATAACGCCAGTCGCTGTCTGTGATTGGCGTCCCCTAACGATAGCGTCCATCTCGACGTCGGGTGACGTGAAATATCGTTACGGTTGCGCCTGACGATCCCAACACGTCAAAAGACACACAAAAAACGATGCCTGGGCGTTCCCTAGAACGTTTCGCGCGTCGTGACACATCAAAACGGGAACATTGCCCAGGCATCGTGTGACGCGATGTCATGACGTGATGTTACAAGGTCATTTGTAACAGATCGATGTGGGCGCCCAGGCATTGCGTCCAACCCTTTTGACGCATCGTGATGCACGAAAACGGGAAGGATGCCCAGGCATCGTCTTTTGAATGCCAGAAATCAATCGAAAAAGAAGACGGCCGAAGCCGTCAACTTTCAGGCGAGATAGGCGTCAAGCTTTCGGGACGTCGAGCTGTCGAACCAACATTCCTCGCCTGTCTTCGAGGTTTGTTGGATTACGCCATCCGCATGACCTTCGAGGTAAGCCTTCTTGACGATGGCTCGAAGGTCGTCGTCGGTCAAGTTAATCCTCCTGATCCCAGAGGTGGGGTTTCGCATAGCCAATGTGTGCTCCTTCCACAATGTAGATAATGGCCTTGTCCTGAGCGCGAAGCGTATCCAGCTCAATCTGAGCCTCGGCACGTTCGGTCTCGTCGGTGATGCTGCGCTCGGTGCCGGTCATCGACAGGATGTCTTCGAGCTCACCGATGTCGTCGGCGTTGGTGTGAAAAAGTTGGATATGGGAAACGTGGTGCTCCATCGGCCAACTGGGTTGCATAGCGATGCGGATTTCAGGATCGACATCGAGCTCGGAGCCGATGATGTCGTCATGATCGGGGTTCGCTGCTTGAGCGATTTCGACCAGCTGCTGAAGAAGTTCGGAAAGTCTCATGGGTGTTGCCCTCATCGTTGATGTGGAATGATCATACGATGAGGGCATTCTTGTTGCAACGCCTATTCTGCTGCGATGCCCAGCGCCGCGCGGAATTCGTTGATCTCCCGGACGGTCATGCCATCTTCAGTCAAGTACAGGTCGCCGCCGCGTTCTTCATAGGCCTTGAGCATGACGCGGATCAGCGACAGCTCCTGACGCGAGAAGGTATGAGCTTTCTTGCTGTAATCGACCCATGCCCGATACGCCGCCGGCACAATGTCGGCCACATGGGCCTCGATGACCGTCGCGTAGTCACGGATTTCCTTCTGAGCGTGGCTGTCAGTCCGAAGCTTCAGAAAGTGCAGCAGGTTGTGAAGGTTGATCTTCCAAACGAACTCAGTGTAGGTCGATAGCGGCAGAACCACGCGGGCCTGTTCCTTGGCCACATCGTCGTTGGCGTCGACCATATCGTAGTAGAGAGCAAACGACTCGGCAGCCAAGGCCTCGATCTCACGCAGGAATTCCTCAGAGCGAACAGTGCGGCTGTCCTGGCGCCCCTGCTTGTTCGACTGAGACTGAACGCTGAGCTCATCGAACATGAAGTACTCATTCGGCAGTTCGGAGTAACGGCCGGACAGCTCGTTGATGCTGGCGGTACGATGGCGAATCCACTGACGCGCGACGAAGATCGGCATCTTCAGCTGAAATTTGAATTCCACCATCTCGAAGGGCGTGGTGTGCCGATGACGATAGAGGTAGCGGATCAAGCCCTCGCTGTCATGACGGCGGATGGGGCTGTTGTAGCTCATGCGAGCAGCATCCACAATGGCCTGATCGCCGCCCATGAAGTCGACGAGGATCACGTGGCCGTGATTGTGGACTTCGGTCTTGATCGGTTCGATAATATTACTCATTTGATAAGCTCCCTCAGGGTGTCGGATGTAAGATAGCCTTTTTCGATCAGCTCATTCAGTTCGCTGAGGGCCACCGGCTCCCCATTTCGAGGTGTCTCCAGCATGATCATGCCGCCAGGGCTAAGGGGCGGTTTGTCGGTGGGGCCCACGGGTACTGGGCTGGGCGGTTCGAAGTCACCGTATCGACCTTGCTCGGTGAGTCGATACTCAAAAGTACGGCCGATGATGGGTGAATAGACCTTCAGGTCGCCTTGCCGGACGAGCTGATCGAGTGCGCGCGACACACCCTCATCAGTGTAGTCCAAAACATCGAGTCGACCCTGCATGAAGTCCAGAATGTCTTGCTGAATTTTAGTTCTGGCCGCCACTGGTAGTCCCCTTTCTTCCGCTGACGAAGTGCTCATGGTCTTCGTCGTCATCGGTGAACCCCGAGGTGTCGGCCGGAGTGTCGCCGAATTGAGCGCGGCCGTTCGAGTCGAAGTAACCCTCCGTGAAGGAGTCATTCGGAACGAACAGCTTGAAGCGGCCGTCAAAGAACTCCTTCGCCGGTCGGGTGAACGGCATGTCTTCGAAGCCCGGCGCGTAATACATCACGGCGGGCTCCAAGGTGGCCTCGGTGATGACCAGGCCTTTGAACTCATAGACGTGGCCGGTCTTGACGTGTAGGAATAGCATGTTGGTCTCCTTAACCATAAACTCTGGGGATTTCGACTTCTTCGGTCAGCTCCTCAAGCTGGTCGATGACGTCACTGTAGTCTTCATCGAGGCCGCTGTAGAATTCGATCACGGCCTGGACCATGCCGATGGCGTTGCTGAGCCGCACCTCCCGAGACGGCGAACGCTTCTTCCGTTTGGGAAGGCTGATCGAGTAGGGGATGGCCACCTCGTCGCAGGGAAACTCGTCGATGTCGCACTGACGGCCGGACAGAGCATCCGCTGCGTCGGTGATCGTTGAGTGCTTGTCGCCGCCCTGAAGGTTGTCGGGCATGCCGTCGGCCCATTCCTGGAGCTCTTCGCCGATGGCGTTCATTTCAGCCACAGCACCCTCGACAAGCGCGGAGGCCGTGCCGGTTCTCATTTCAGTCTTGTAGCTTCTCACGTCTTTTTCTCCTTGAGACGGTACTGGCCACGGCCGATACGTTCGATGGTGCCTTCGATGCACATCATGGACAGCATGGGCCCGGATGATCGGGGGCTGTAGCGATGAGCGATCAGCATATCCTCGAGGTCGCTCACGTAGAAGGGCCTGCTGCCGAAGTTCTTGCGGACGTAGGCGATCATCAGGTCGCCGAGCCGAGTTTGGCTGGGCGGCGTCTTGCGCTCGTCGGTGTCGAGCTGGGTGTAAAGGCTCGTCTTGTAGCCCATCTCCCGTAGGATCTCTTGAAGGACGCGAGCCTCCTCGGCGTCTTCGCAAACTGTCTCAAGCGTGGTTTTCATGTGGACACTCCCTGGGTGTCATTGATCATTGCACGAGGGATTTCCCGTGTCAATGGTGGCGTGAAAACGCCCTATTGAACGGGCTTCCGCGGCTTGATGATCTCGATCACCGCTGCCTTGTCCTTAAGCTCAAACACCCAGCCTCGCATCTTGAGACTGGGTGGCACGGGCTTCTTGGCGGCAACGTGGCGACGCATCTTGTCGCGCGCAACCTTGGGATCCACGGCTAGCTCGCGGGCAACGTCACTGAGCTTGATCACGGTGTTGACCACGGGGACACGAATGTCCCCGGCGCCCAACATCATCTTCAGGATCAGAGTAACTAGCGTGTCCCGATCAATGTTGATGTCGGGCGGGAGCTCAGCCTTCTCATCGTCCACGTACTCATTGTAGGTGTTGATGAGCAAAGGCAATGGGTCTGCGGTGAGGGTAACCCTCATCTCTGCTTCGGTCGGTTTCATGTGCTTTTCCCTGGGCCTATGATGGTGTTGACCATATCAACATGGTATGGCTTTGTCAACCACCATTGACGCGGGGTTGGAGCGCGGCGGTATCACCTGCCATCACCCCGTCACGCCCGCCCCGGCTGCCAAAGCGAATGGCCATCGGCTTACCAATACGGACGCCCTTGCTCGAGAGGAAAGCTTCGACTTCCTTCTCGAGCTCCTGCTGAATGACGACGAGCTCGCGACCGGTTACGGGGCTGTCATGGAAGCGGGCCCTGTTGCAACGATCCACGATGCGGACGGCACAGGCGCGCTTGAAATCCTTGCGGTAGTTCGCACGGTCGCGTTTCGACATACCCTTGGGCAGGTAGATCTTGTAGAGCGACTCGACCTGCTCGGCGAGGAACAGGAGCAGTTGATGGGCGATCTGCACGTTGACCTTCGTGCCCGCCATCTTGAACGTGTCGTTGCTGAAGGTTACCATGCTGACGCCGGTCATGATCTTGACAGCGCTGCCGAGAAGTTTGAAGTAATCACGGTCGAGCGTGTGTGCTTCGCCGTAGTCCACGGAGCTCACGGTGCCCAGATCGCGCTGATCGATGTTGTACTTCATCATCAGCTTGCGCGCCATGTCCATCGCGTTCGCCGCTTCGTCTTCGCTCGGGTTGTTGTTGGCAAGCTCGAGCAGGTGGGAGATTTTGCTGTGGATGTCCGTCATGATCGTCTCCATGTGTTTCGATGGATTTACGATACATGGATGGCAAAAACCTTGCAATAAAAAGATGGCTAGACTGGTTTCTTTTTTCGTCGTTTCGGCGGCTCAATGAAGTGTCGGTAGAGGATATTGGCGAGGCCAGGTTTTTCGGGATGGTCATGGATCCACATTCCTGTGTGAGGTTTGAAGTGCTGGCGGAAAAAATCATCCATCACCCCGTTGCCTGTTAGCTTGGCGGGGTCGATACGCTTGGCCAGTCGATCATATTCGCCGTCCGACATAATGGGCTGGTTGAGAACTTCGTAGGCGTAAGCAGCCAAGGCCACTTTGATGCGTAGCCGAGTCTGCTTACAGTAGTTGCTGGTGCGTGGCTTCAAAATGGCAACGGCAGGTAGTAGCCGAACCAAGCGGCGACGGTGTAGATCGTGAAGACGATCAGCGGAAAGCCCACAGGCCAGATGGGGATGCAGTTCGGCAGCGGGGAGTTGCGCCACTTGCGGTTGCTGCTGTCGATCCAGCCCCGGCCTTTCACCCACAGTACAGCGTGACGCGGGAGCCAGCGTGGGTTGCTGGTCGTGGAGAAGCAGCGGAACATGATCGCCTTGGGGAACTTGGCGCCGACGATATTCTTCACTGTGCGGCCGTAGGTCTGACAGTCGCCCTTGAGCCAATCCGGCGGTTCAGCGGTGTTCATCTGGTCCTCGTCGAAGTCGCTCAGGTCATCGGGCAGTTCGAGAAGGCCGGTGTCCACGATCTTGTAGTGCTTGTTGAACCACGCCAGGCGTTCCACGGTGGTCGGCATCATGTTTCTCCTTTGCTCGTGTTAGCATTGCCCACAGTGCCTCGTTCAAGTCGCTGTAGTAGTGGTCAGTGCC